ACAAGCACTAAGAACAAGTGATGATGACAGTGAGTTTCCATCAGCACCAATGGCAATAACTTTATCTAGAAAACATTAGGAGTAAACAATGGCAGAATTTAGTAATTATTTAGAGAACGCAGTTATCAACGCAGTTCTCAGAGCAACAACTTATACAAGTCCTACAACGGTCTATGTAGCATTATTTACCACAGATCCCACAGATGCTGATACTGGCTCTGAAGTATCTACAGGTTCATATGCAAGAACATCAGTAACATTTAGTGCGCCTTCTAACGGTGTAACAAGTAACTCTGCAGATGTCGAATTTCCCCAAGCCACTGCATCTCAAGGTACAATCACGCACATAGGTCTATATGACGCATTAACTAGCGGTAATTTATTATTCCATAGCCCGCTTGATGTGCCTAAGACTATTGATTCTGGTGACATTTTTAAGATCGCTACAGGCAACTTAACAGTAACATTAGCATAAGGATAAACAATGGCATTTGTCATTAAAGACAGAGTAAAAGAGACCACAAACACTAGCGGAACTGGTACAGTAACACTAGATGGTGCTTCTGACGGTTTTCAGTCTTTTAGTGCAATTGGTGACGGTAATACAACTTATTACACTATAGTCAACCAAACAGACTGGGAAGTTGGTATTGGTACATATACTGCAAGTGGTACTACTTTATCTAGAGATACTGTATTAGAGTCTTCTAACTCTGGTAGCAAAATTAATTTATCAGGATTAAGTGATGTATTTGTTACATATCCTGCAGAAAGAGCCGCAATACAGAACAGTTCAGAACAAGTCGTATCTGCACCTCACTTAGAAGCAAACAATGGGATCATTGCTCATAACTCAACAATTACATCTAACTATACTGGCCCTAGTGGTCATAATTTATTATCAGTTGGCCCAGTGGTGGTCGACACAGGAGTAACTGTGTCTGTGCCAGCAGGTCAAAGATGGTTAGTATTATAGGATTATTATGACAAGTAAGATTAATGCAATTACAACTGGATCAGGTGGCATAGAGGTCACAGGTGATTCTAGTGGTGAAATAGAATTTCAAGCAGATGGTTCTACCATTGCTACTATTACCGCTAGTGGTTTATCTTTAACTGGCACATTACCAATAGCAGATGGTGGAACAGGTCAAACTACTGCAAGCGGTGCAAGAACTTCGTTAGGTTTAGAAATAGGAACAGATGTTCAAGCATATGATGCTAATACAGCAAAGTATAATGATACTACTTCAAATTTTACAGGAACATTGCAAAATAATGGTAACAATGTATTAAACACAACATCTACATTATCATCATCTAATTTAAGTGGTGCATTGCCTGCTATTGATGGTTCTGCATTAACAGGCATAGCAGGTGGTAAAGTTACAAAATGCACACAAGTATTTGCAAGTAATTCTACTTCATCAGGTGGAACACAAAGAACATTATCAGGAACAGACTTTACATATACAGAAAATAGTATTATTAAAGGGCAGTTTACTAAAGATTCATCTTCAACATTGTTAATTGTTCAAGGACATACATCATGGAGAAATACATCTGGTAATTGTCATGGAACTTTCACTTGGGTAGGAACAAACATAACTGGTGCAAATACACAAAGATACCATCATGCACTTGACCCATATCGACAAAACGGAAATATGGGTAATCATACATTTACTGCTATTTTTAGTGGTCTTTCATCAGGAACATATTACGCACTACATGGTTCAGGTCGAGGTGATAATGTTATAAATTATAATCCACAGTCTTATGTTGGTGGTGATACTCCAAATGAAAATTCGAGAAGTCATATGTTAGTTTTTGAGGTAGAAATATAATGTCAAGATTAATTATTGATGTATTAGTAGAAAACCAAGACGAATGGGGTGGTTGGACTGTTCCACAAGGTGGAAGCACTTACGCAGATATTATATGGAATGATGATGCAACTCCTCCAACAGAAGAAGAATTTAACAATGCAGTCACATTAGCAAAACCAATTATTGCAATGAAAGCATTAAGAGAGCATCGTAATGAATTATTAAAAGAAACAGATGTTTGGGCATTAGGTGACAGAACAATGACACAAGAACAAACAGACTACAGACAAGCATTAAGAGATTTACCTGTCAACAATCCAAATGTAACTATTGAAAATGATTTATTGGTAAATTATACATTACCAACTAAACCTACGGAGTAATAATGGCAAAGATTACAATTAAAGGCGATACATCAGGTGAAGTAGATATAGTAGCACCTGCCGTTGCAGGAACTACGACTTATAACTTATCTACAGCAGGTGGTGATATTCTTTCATCTGGTGATATTGGAACAACAGTTCAAGCACATGATGCAAACACTGCTAAGTATAACGACACAACTGCAAACTTTACAGGAACATTACAGCACAATGGTGGCGTTGTTGCAACACAATCTTATGTAGATTCAGAAGTTGGTGCAATATCAGTAACACCAACACAAGTATCAGATCAAGCAAATACATCTACTGGATACTTTGACCTACCTGCAGGAACTACTGCACAAAGACCTGTAAGTCCTGCATCTGGAATGATTAGACATAACACAACTACAGGTTCTCCAGAATGGTATGATAACGGTTCTGGAAGTTGGATCAATTTTAATGCTTCTGCACCGTACAATGTAGATTTTTTAGTTGTTGCAGGTGGTGGTTCTGGTGGTGCTCATGCAGGTTCTGGCGCAGGTGCAGGTGGGTATAGAACATCTTATGGAACAGGAAATATATCAGGTGGCGGTGGTGCAGTAGAGTCTGCATTACAATTCACACCTAGCACTGTTTATACAATTACTGTAGGAGGCGGTGGAGCTGCAGTAGGAAACGCAAATGGTAATAATGGTGCAAATTCATCTATATCAGGTTCAGGTATATCAACTATTACATCACTTGGTGGTGCAGGTGGACGAGGCGGTGCATCACAAGGAGCAGGTTTTTCAGGAGGTTCTGGCTCTGGTGGATCTGCAGGTTCTGGAACATTAAGTCCTGCTGGTGGTGCAGGAACATCTGGTCAAGGTTACGCAGGTGGTGCTAACAACGCAAACTGGGGAACTGGTGGCGGTGGTGGTGCAGGTGCAGTGGGTGGTAATGGAGTAGGGTCTGCTGCAGGTAATGGTGGTTCTGGACAAGCATCATCTATTAGTGGATCATCTGTAACTCGTGCAGGCGGAGGCGGTGGTTCAGGACAAACTGCTGGTGCAGGTTATGGTGGTGCAGGCGGTGGTGGTAATGGTAACGGTAATAACAACTTAGGTAGTGAAAGCGGTGGAGCAAACACTGGTGGTGGCGGTGGTGGTAGACACAGTTCTGCAGGAGCTGCAGGTGCAGGTGGTTCAGGTGTAGTTATTCTTCGTATACCTACTGCAAGTTACTCAGGAACACAAACAGGTGCATCTGTAACTACAAACGGATCAGACACTATATTGACATTTAATTCATCAGGCACTTACACAGGATAAAGTATGGCAACAATAATTAACGGCACAACAGGTATTGATAAAATACAAGACGAAGTAGTCATTACTGGTACTGGTGGTATTACTGTACCATCTGGAACAACTGCTGAGAGACCTGTAAGCCCATCAACTGGTATGTTGAGATACAATACAGACTTAAATGTTGTTGAGGCATATAATGGAACTGTATGGCAAACAGCAACTGATCTTGCTCCAGAAATAACTTCCGTTTCTCCAACAGATTTTGATGGTGAGCAAGGAACATCTGTTACTGTTAATGGTAATAATTTTGGATTAGATGCAACTGTTCAGTTTAAAGCATCTGGAGGATCTTATGAAAATGCAACTACAACAACAGTAATAAATTCTAATAAATTAACAGCTACAACACCACAAGATTATGATTTAACTGAGTCACCAGTATCTGTAAAAGTAGTTCAAGGATCTGGTAACAGTGAACTTGCAGATGCTATTACAATGGGGTCTGCGCCTACATGGGTAACTT